ACTACTATCCAGAAAGCGAAGTTGACTATTACAAGGAAGTAGAATATATAGATTATAAATTTAATTACTGCAAGGAAGAGTTTATACACACTGATAATACTGAATGGAGTACTGGCGTGTATCGCGACGCCCAGCAAGTTGTTGTTCCTGCTAGTGGTATGTTGTACTTAAATTTAATTGAAGAAGGAAATGTTGTATTTTATGACTACAATCAAAAGGCTTTAGATTATTGGAAGGAACACTGTCCAAGAAAAGCCAGTATAACATATAAATTTGTTAAAACAGATTTACTTAATGATTTTAATCTAATAGATTCTATAGATCCTAAACTAAACACTTTTGTAAATTTATCTAATATATTTTGTTACGAAGGAACTGCTTCAAAGTATTCATTAAAGCATAGATTGCTTGCACAAGAAAATTTAGTAAATTTATTATCAAAACGTATTAAAAATCTACGAATAAACTTTGCACACAGAGCAAATCCTGATGTTTTAAAGATAGCAACTTGGCACTAAAGTAAATGTGCTAACTCTGGAAATACTTGTGCTGCATTTAGTCCGCGAATAGCATCAAGTTTATTTACATATTCTTTGAAACCTGATAACAAATGACTATTGTCTTTACTATCCATATGCTTTAACAATCCTTCCCACTGTCGCCAGCCTTTAGGATTATGTATCCAAAATTCATCTTCTTGTGTATAGTTATCCCATAACCATGTTTTAAGTTCTGCAAAACGCTCACGTACATCTTGCTTGTCTGCTTCAGGCAAGATTGTAATGTTAAGGAATGTAGGTATGTGTACTAAATGTGCATTAACTAATCCGCCGCCCATTGTTACTCCATTTATTAATCCAACATTCATTTTCTTAAAATTGCTGTTTACTTTCCACTTTATAAAGTCTGGTATATGTTTGATGTTGAATATTTGTACTGCTGTTGCCATACTAACATGTATGTTATCAGGAGTATTGTCTAACATATGCAAAGTGCGCTCTACTTCTGAAAACTTTCCAGGGAAGCGTATATAATCGTCACGTTCAAAACTTGCATCAACACTAACTGCAAACTTAACTTTACGGAACTTGCTCCACAACTCAATTAGCTCGTTATCTACAAGAAGTCCATTTGAATTATAGCGTAATAACACTTTGTCTTGATAACCTTGTCTAACAATTTCTTGAATGAACATTTTATGTTCTTTAATCATTAAAGGTTCGCCGCCGGCAAAGTAGACTTGTTTTAGATTAGGTATTTGTGCATACAACTCTTTCCAGAATGATTCTTTTTCGTGCCACTTGTTATTAAATTCTTTCTTATCCCATGTCATCTGTTTCTTTACAGATTCATCTTCTAACTGCGGAACGAGTTTCTGCCAGTCTGCAACCCACTTGCTTGAATCATGCGGACTGCACATTACACATTTAATATTACAAGTATGTCCTAAACGCAAATCTAGGTATTGCAAGCGTTCAGGCACAGTGCCATCTTCTTCTGTTTGACGTATTAATTCTTCAGCGTCAACACCTTCGTCATTTAACCAAGTATAAGTTTCCCAGATACGTTTACTAACAATACCTTGTGATTCTTCGTCAAAGCATCCTGTACAACTTGCTGGTATTTCACCGGCGAGCATAGTAGTACGGACATTTTTCATAAAGTCGCTGTTCCATGCTTCCATAGGAGTAACTTTTCCAAAGTTAGCATGACTTCCGTCTTTGTTTTTAATTAATCCAACAGTGTGATTTTCTCCTGCACCGCTTGCATTTGCAGTACAGCATAATCTCATATCGCCATTAGGACGAGTTGCTAAGTGTATCCACGGTAGTACACAAAACGTGCAACTTGATTTAGTTTCTAATTCGCGTTGAAACTTCCCTAAAATTGTATCTTCTTTATCGTACCAATACTTAGACATATGTTTTCCTGTTATCGTGTACTTATCAACAGAGCTCGACGTATGTGCATCAGTTTGGCAATGAGATTGAAAGACTAGCAACTAAATATTGTTAATGAAGCATTTAGGTAATATAGAAAATAACAACTGGATTACCCAAGTTGTAGAGCAAGTAATGTCTAAAGAAGGTATATTACGTCCTAAGCAAGGCGGAGTTCCAGAAGGTGCCAAAGGCAAAAGCGAGTGGCAGAAAGCAATTGATGCAGGATACGATCCTACTGCTGTGTACTTTCAAATGTTTACTACAGACAATTTACAAATAGACGTTCCAGATATTTCAACGTGTGGTAGACAGCAACACTGGTGGATTACTAAGATGCTGCCTGGTAACTTTATGCCAATGCACGTAGATCCTCATACTGTGCAACAACAAAATGCAGATAGATTTTGGATACCATTACAAGACTGGCAACCTGGACACATTTTTATGTACGAAGACTATGTTACAACTGACTACAAAAAAGGTGATATATTTCAATACACAAATAGTGCTGCGTTACATGGTGCAGCTAACATAGGATCTACTCCAAGAGTAGTATTACAGGTTACATTACATGAATAAAAAAATAGTAATAGTCGGTGGTGGCACAGCAGGGTGGATGACTGCTGCTTATCTTGCAAAGTACCACGGCAGTGAAAATGTTACAGTTGTAGAGTCTGCTACTATTCCAAAGATCGGAATTGGTGAAAGTGTTACTCCGCACGTTCGAGATTTCTTTGAAGAGATTGACATGGACGAAACCGACTGGATGAAAGAAACAGGTGCTATTCACAAGTATGCAAATAAGTTTGTTGACTGGTGCGGTGCAGATGACGAGTCGTATTTTAGTTTTAATTACACTACTCCTGCAAAACACCTGTACAAGGATATATCTAAAAATGTATCCAGCAACGATTTTAGTGAAAATACTACACAAGCAAGAACTATAGATATTTTATCTCACTTCTTGCATAATAATACGTATGACAGATTTGATCAATACTTTTGCCCACAGTTTCATTATATGGAAAATAATGTTTCTCCATATAATAACAATACTGCTGTGTTAAATCAAGCACACAGTTATGCCCATCATATTAACGCAGAGCTTATAGGCACTTATATTAAAACTAAAGTTGCTCCTAATATTACTAATATAATTGCCAATGTTATTAAAGTAAATGTACACGAAGAAGACATTAGTTCAATCGAATTAGACAATGGATCTATAATAACTGCTGACTGGTTTATCGACTGTACCGGGTTTAGTAAAGTATTAGTTAATGCACTAGACTGGAAAACAAAAACATACGATCATCCAATAGATAGTGCCTGGGTGTGCCAAACCGATTATAGCAATCCTGAATCCGAGATGGTAAACTATACACAAAGTATTGCAGAGCCATACGGATGGCGTTTTAATATAGGACTATATCATCGTGCCGGGAACGGCTACTGTTTTAGTTCACAACATGTTAGTGACGAGGATGCTAAAGAGCATTTTCTAAAACAAATTAAGACTCCTAAAAACGAACCAAGATTAATTAAATGGAAGCCTGAGAGATTAGAAACGTTTGCTAACGGAAACTGTGTAGCTGTTGGCCTAACGTGTGGATTTGTCGAGCCACTTGAAGCAAATGCGCTATACACCATAGTTACTAGTATTAGAAGATTGAACGAAGTATTAAATCTAGCAAATTATGATTCGTATAATGAAAAAATGGCATGTACTATTGACGACATTGCTGATTTTATTTTAGTACACTATACGCTTAGTCCTAGAACAGATACTAAATTTTGGACAGACATGCAGGTAATGGGAAAAGCAAACGATCATGCATCTTTAGTTATAGACAAAATTTATAACAAACGTAATAGTATGCTTGGGGCTATTACAGGATATACTATGTTTCCTGATTATATGTGGGCACAACTTGCAGCTCACTGGAATATAGATTTCGACATTCGGAATAAATCTAGCGATGCAGATAAAATATTAGCAAAGATGCATTTTGATTTTAATAATAATAAACACAAGTATATTTCATCATTAGGCGAAAACAACTACGCATGGCTTAAGAGTAATATCTTTGGAAATGTACCTAGCAAAAAATGGAAAGCCAGTAGTGAGTAGCGTCGAACAAGGTATTTCTGAATGGATTGATAAGATTTCAGAAACACGTTCTGAATTAGGCAATATGCCAGTTTGTCCTTTTGCTAAAAACGCAAAATATAAAATAATAGAATTAGCAGACGAAGAAACATTAAATCCAGACTTTAGTACAGTTGAAGTAATACTTTACATAGTAAATAGCAGTTATAGCTTTGAGCAAGTAGAAAACATATCATCAGAGTATAATAAAATATTTCCTAATCTGGTATTCCTTCCTGACAGTAAACACAGGTATTCACATATCAACGGAGTACAGTCTAACAACGATAAGTACAATTTAATACTATGTCAAGAACGAAGCGAGTTACAGGCTGCAAGAGATCGGCTTTCCCAAACAACATATTATACGCACTGGGATGAAAGATATTTGAAGGAGATTTTAGACCAATGACAGACAATATATACCACCGCTATGTAAGCTTACCGTTTGAATATCCTAAACCAGAAATCTTTAACGAAGGTTCGAAAAATTATACAGCACTAATAGAAGACAAATATATTCATCCTCCTTTTAAAGAATGGATAGAAAGTTTTGGACTAACTATATCAAATGTATTAGAAGGATTTTATACTCCTCCAAACGGCGGAAGAGTTCCTTTACATTCAGACACATCTTCTATGCCTGGCGATAATGATTGTTGTAAATTAAACTTTACATGGGGATCACCAGATAGTACAACCCAATGGTATAAAATTAAAAATGACTCTAAAATAAAAAAGCATTACTTAGACGAAGCAGACGCTAACCAAAAATTTTACGAAGCAGGCATTGAACCTGATTTAGATATAACTTATGTATTATTTGCCGATCACGAAGATGCAGATATAGTTCACGAAGTTGTTATAGACCGGCCTAGCTTACTTAACATTAGCCAATTACATTCTACATGGAACCCGTCGCCTACTGAACATCGCTGGTCATTGTGCTTTACACTTCTAGAAAATAAAAAACCATTAACATTTAAAAGAGCATTAGAAATATTCGAAACTTACACGGAGAAATCATGAAATATACAGGCCTATTACCAGAAGTACAACCAGACAATGAAGAAGTAGAACTGCCGTTACCATATTGGAAATTTGGTGAAATACGAGACGGAAGAAAAGTAATTGATCCAATTTTGCAATTCGGCTGCTACGTCTTAGGGTATCATAACCAAGAAATTATTGATTATGTATACGACACTATGAAAAATAACAAACCAGAAATAGGCGAACATTTTATGCCTAAAACTGATACGTTGCGCTTAAATCATATTAGTTTTCAACTTGCTGAAAGAGTACGTGAAATTTCAGGAATGAATCCTTTTTACGCTCTTAGTGGGTCTGATGCTAATGAAGGAGCAGTTAAACTTGCATGTGCGTACCAGTTCCAAAAAGGAAATTACCATAAAAAAACTATTGTAGGATTTTTAGAAAGTTACCACGGCAGTACAAATTTTACTCAAAGTATCGGACACGATAATTTTATGGATGCACCGTTTTATACACTAGATCCAAATCCATCAGTAAAGCGCATACCTAGAGATGCTAGTAAGTTTGACGAAGTTGATTGGGATTCTGTAGCAGCAGTAGTTATTGAAACTTGTGCATATGGCAATGTTATGATTCCGCCTTCAGCAGAATTTTGGGCAAGCTTAGATAACATACGAACCAAGCACGATGTAGTAATAATTATTGATGATATCTTTATGGGCGGTGGCAAGTCTGGAACTTACATTGGTTGGGAAAATATGAACATACGTCCTGATATTTCAACAATGGGTAAAGCAATTACTGGAGGATTTTTTCCGCTAAGTATGGTACTTTACAATGACAGAATTAAAAATACATTACCTAAGAACTTTAATTGGGAACACGGGTTTACATATTGTTTTAGTCTGCCCGGAGTAGCTGCTGCTGTAAAATACTTAGACATATTAGAAAGAGACAACTTATTAGACAATCATGATAGCATAGTAGAACGTGCTACAACAATATTTGAAGCTGCTGGATTCGAAGTATTTTATAGATTTGGATTGCACTTTCGGATTAGAAGACAACGTGACTATGGGTTAGAAAAATACTTTTATATTGTGCCAATTGCCGCAGATGATGAATATTTTGAAGCATTAGAGGAGAACCTACAATGGTTTACACAGAATACGACCCACTAGAAGAAGTTATTGTTGCAGACTCATATGTAGGCGGCGACTTAGATCATTTATTTCCAAATGAAAACTTATCGCAGTTTAATCAAATACTAGATGAAACAAAAGAAGACTTTGACAAATTAGCAGACTTTTTAAAAGCAGGCAGCGTTACAGTTAAAAGACCAGACGTATATCATTATGATGGACATATTGCAATGCCGGGGTTTGATGTAAAGTTTCCAATGGGACCAACAGTTCCTAGAGACCAATACAAAGTAGCAGGTAAGACTATTGTGCAAACATATACTAGTTTAACTGATCGATATTTTGACGGACTAAGTTACTATAATATATTTTCGGATATGTTTGACGAAGGTTATAACTGGATTAGCCAAGCAGCTCCTCCATTAGTTCCTGTTACACCAAGTGACATATGGTATATGCCAGGACAAGACCCCGAAACTAACATTTATCATAGTAAATTAAAAGACAGAGTACTATTCCACACAGCAACTATGTTTCCAGTAGGTGATAAAATTATTACTGCTGCTGATGGACCAGGTAATACAAAAGGTTACAAATGGCTTAAACGCAATTTACCCGAATTTGAATTTATAGAAAACATAGGCGGTCATTCTGAAAACTATGGTCACATTGATCACGGATTTCTTATGATCGACGATGAAACAATTATACATGCTGGGATAGATTGGGTTCCTGTGGCATTGCGCCATCTAAAATTAATCGATGCTGAAGAATTTGTTCCTGTTCCTAAAACAAAAGAATATAAAACAAACTTTATTAATAAAGGTGGCAGATACGAATTAGACTGGGTCGAAAATTATTTAGGCAACTGGACAGGTTATAATCAAGACTGTTGCTTTGACCTTAACGTACTAGTTGTGGACAGAAACAATCTTATTTTTGGACGAGAAGTGCCAGATTTATTTAAATTCTTAAAAACACACGGAATTGATTGCCACGTATGCGACCAACGGCACATGCTGTTTTGGGAAGGCGGCATTCATTGCAGTACATTAGATACTAAAAGGCGCGGTTCTAAAAGATCAATCATTTAGTATGGAACAATTAACTGTACAAGATATTATTAAGCAAGCTGGTGGGATAGAGTTAATCAATAACACCGGTATTGCTAGTAATAACAAGTACATGGTCCATGCCGAAGACACTATCGAAGAACAACTAAGATGGGCACATGCATTAAAGTTAAACCAGTTACAGCCTGTAGACATACTAGAAATTGGCACTGGTGCAGGGTTCTTTCCGTTTATAAGTAAAGCATACGGACATAATGTAGATTCGTGTGATGATCGACATCCAGATAGCTGGTGGGAAGATGGCTATCAATTATTAAACGTAGATCCGAAGAATTATTTTATATACAAAAATACAAGTGTTGGCGATACTTTTGGTCAAAAGTTTGATATGATAGTTAGTTTTCGTAGCACGATAGGCACTACTACATATGTTGATCCACCGGATAGTGGTGTAGATGTTTGGAGCGTCGATGAATGGAAATTCTTCTTTAAAGACTGTTGTAAAAATTTATTAAAGACAGACAACAGTTTTATGTATTTTCAATGTAACAAAGGCTGTAACTTGCCGCCATATAATATGGATCCTAATCAAGTTAGCGACTGGGGATCTAAAGAACTTGGTGAATTTTTCTTACCATATCAAAACAATGATATTGCAGAAGCGCACCATTTTTACATTACAAAGGAACAGATTGATACCTTATGAAAATATTAGAACACAAGCACTTAATTATTCGGGCAGAAGTTTCAAACCCGCCAACTGACGAAGCATGGTTACATAATTGGCTTAACACATTAGTTGAAAAAATTGGAATGAAAGTTTGCCGAGGGCCTATTACTGCATATGTAGATATGCCAGGAAACGAAGGATTAACTGGAGTAGTTGTAATAGAAACTAGTCACATTGCAATACATGTCTGGGACGCTGTAAATCCTGCACTTGTACAACTTGATGTTTATACATGTAGTACACTAGACAAAGATATTATTTTTGCAGAGTTAGAACAGTGGAACCCTACTAAAGTAGAATATAAATATTTAGACAGAGAATTTGGACTGAAAGAAGTTAAGTAATATGATACTATCAATATTTGGATCACCGGTTATTGTATTGCAAAACAATAAAGATTTATTTACAGATGAACTTTATAATATTGCAATAGAAAAACTTATGCTTCCTCAAAATAAAAATGTTAATCATCCTTATGCTAGAGGAGGAAAGATTTGTAGTACAGATTTAGATCTTACATCGTTTGATGATTTTGCTAATTTTTTAGATAGATTAAAACAAATAGGTGAACAATATAGTAACTTATTTTCTAATAAATTTAACCTAAAGTTTAACAACATGTGGATTAACTTAACACACCAAGGATGCGAAACTAAAAATCACTGGGATCGATATAGCATGGATGATGAAAAAAGTTTAATATTTCTTTTTTATCCCAAGGCTCCAGTTGGAGGATCGAATCTAGTATTCATACATAATAGCGAATACGGAAAATGGCCGTCAGATTATCAAGATATAGACAGTGTCAAACTTGCTATCGAAGAAGGCGATATTGTAATTATGGACAATACTACTCTACATGCTGTAGATAAACATAGCGTTGCCGCGCCGCGTATGTGTTTTGCTACAGAGTTTGATCTTATATTATGAGAATAGTAGCATTTGGATGTAGTTATACGTATGGACACGGGTTACCTGATTGTCTAGACAATGACGGACATCCTGGCACTAATGATAGTAAATTAGCATTTCCTGCATTAGTAGCAAAAAAGTTAGAATGCGAATATGTTAATTTAGGAAAATCTGGTAGTAGTAATAAAGAAATTTGGAATGATATTTTAAATTTTAATTTTAAGGAAGGCGATATTGCCTTAGTTACTTGGACATATTACAGTAGATTTTGTATTATTAAGTCTAACAGAACAAAAAGAATTAATCCCTGGAATGAACAAGATAAACCGTTCTATATGAATTATAGTAATAGAAATGATCTGTTGTTGGACTTTTATACTAGGTTAAATCATGTTAATACATATTTACAAAATAAAGATATTAAAAGTCTCAATTACGTTATAGAAAACAACAAAGAGAAATCTCCAGAATGGAATACTGTAGATATATTAGGATTGTTTGAAAAAATAGACGAAGCAGCAGACAAGTGCCATCCTGGCGAACATTCACATATAGTCTTTGCCGACGAAATCCATAATCATATTATTAGATAAACAATTAAAATAGTCATAAAACTCTGCATCCTGTTGCAACCAATATTTAATTGCAAGCTGACTATCATTATCTAACTGCTCAACACTATCTTTAAAATACTGCGATTGCGTTAAAATAGCCTGGTCAATATCTTCCCAACTAGTTTGTTGGTTAGCTTGGTCATTTAAAGTCTCTACTAACTTCCATGCTGCTTGTAAATTAATCATAATAAATTTACTTTAATTTTTTTATCAGTACCGATAAAGTCGTGTCCTGTATTATAGTTACTAGGGCAAAATTTGCACTGCGGTATAGGATTAATTAACTCGTCCACAAACTTTGCAACATCGTCATCGTGCGACATTGGTTGATATGCATGTGCTAACTCTTTATCCGCAATTGCAACATTAAATTGATCTAAAAAGTCTGGTAGTACACTTACTAATGGACATTTGTATAATTTGCCCTTGTTCATTTGATGACAAGTTTTAAATCCACAATTTTTATGTGAAGCATCTGGATCACTATCGTACTTCATAGTTAGCTGATTGTTAACTAAGTCTACAGCACTGGATCTAAATGTTTGCGTCCAATCAAGTATTACTTCAACTCCGTTGTTATCAATAAATATCCTAGATACCCTACGGACAGGCGCTTCGCCAGTATCAGATACAATTACGTCGAGGAATGTTTTAATAAAGTCTAAAAAACTATCATATAGTTTTATATCATGGCATGTTATCCAAAGCGTACTATTGTTCCTTGCTAAAATGTTATAAACATCATCTGTTATTTTATCAAGGGCCGTTCCGTTAGTAGCAATTTGCAACTGAGACTTCGGCCATAAATTAGATGTACCTTCGAGCCATTTGTAAAAATCAGGATTAAGTGTAGGTTCTCCGCCGATAAGTTGTATTATGTCAATGTCAATTTGTTTGCTTAATAGTTCGTACTCATCTTTATAGTCGTCCCAACGCTGGTGTCCTTTGAAAGCATAATTATTAAAACTCTGACAGTGTGTACAACTATAGTTACATACATTTGTAATGTTTAATTCTGAATATTGTAAAGTAGGCTTCATTTCTTTTTTCCAATAATCATATAGCGTGTATACTTAGGAGTTTCAAATTCACCTCGCCATAGCGGTTTAATTTTACTCATACGCATAAAGTCATCCGCGTGTGTTGCACAACGTATATGTTCGGGCAAGTCAAAATAGTTATTACTCTGTATTACAAATACTGCATCGTCTGGTTGATTACTTAACCACTGTTCGTATTGTTCTTGCGTAACGTGTTCACAGCTTGTGTTAATAATAATATTTGCAGGAGATGCGTAGTCACACATATCTGCTGTTACTGCGGTAAACCGTCCTTCTATTTCCTGACGCTTGTTTACGGTACACGCTGTTTCTTCACATGCAGGGTCTATATCTACACTTGTAATGTGCCTAATGGACATATCACTATTAAATAGTAGGTTTGATAGTACTCCGTTCCAGCCACCAAAAATTACTATATTAGATTTACTATAATGCGCTTTATACACTTTAGTTAATTGTTCAATAAGCCAAACTTTACTGTTGACTTGTCCTTTCCAAAAGCTTTCTAATGTACGATAGCGATCTTCACTATTACGAATAGCATCCATCCAGAATAACACATCTTGTATTTCAACTTTCATACTTTACCTTTGGTATCTTGCTGTCAGCACTGCTTACACAAGTAGGAGTAATACACTTACGCGGTGCTTTAAATAGCTCAAAGCCGCCGTCTAACGTGCCTAAGGGTTGATCGTGACAACTGTAGCTGCGCTTAACTTCATTCTCTCGTATGACACATCCTTGGTATCCTGCATTACAACTCCAGCCTTTGAACTTATTGAATCCAAACGCATTAAATCGTTCAGCTTGGTCTACGTAGTACTTATTTCCTGCTTTGTCTTGTAATTCTACTTGTAACAACGGTATTATTTTTTTGAATTCGTCTGGGATTCGTTGGGGGAATCCTGTTTGCAACAAGTCGAGTTGTTCTTCAGTATACCCGGATACCACACGGGAGGCGGTAGGATCGGATTGGGGCTTGACAGTGACATTAATACCTCTGGCGGCAAATCGCTGTAGGCGCTCGTAAAGCTCTTCAAACATTTCTGGAACCATAACTTGATTAATCGTAATATATACATTATTATTCATTAATTGAAGACACTTATCTCCAAACTCCTGTTCATTTGCAAACTCTGCGTGATAGCTTGCAGTAATACTCCTACGTTGCAGACTGCTTGTAGTTTCTAACCATTTGCTCCACCACTTGCTTCCCGGGCTTAGATTAGTCGTCATGTGGATACTCTGGTACTCAGGAGCTGTATCACTACAGTAATGGTCTATAACCTTCCCAAAGTATTTATATGCAGTGGGCTCGCCGCCGCTAAAGCTAAAGTGGAAGTCAGTAAATCCATTTGCACGGGCTTGTAACTTAATATTATCAATTGTATCGGTGTATACTGCTAAATCTTGGTGGTCAGGCGTACTACTTCTAGCATAAGGCCAACAATAGCTACAATTGTAATTACAAAATCTAGCAAGGATCCATGACACAGTAAACAGGTTAGTGTTTAGCAAAGTCTTCTGGCCAAAACTTGTTATGTCGTCAAATGGTATGTTTTGAAAGTTACTCATGTTCTACTATCGTATAACGCTTTAGAGCATACTTTAACACAAGTTAGGCATTTATTCTTTCCTTGCCAAAAGTCTGGCATTTTTTTAAATAAATTTTCGTTAGTGTTTAAGACATCATCGTGGCAGTTAGGCACGCCTACAGTTTTTAATATAGTCTTTGTGTTGTCTACACTTAAATTTCTAAGATAGTGAATTGGTAATTTTTCTTCCACTGGTTGTTCAATATATTCACCGCCTATCCAACAGCAGGGAAATATATTACCATAAGGATCTACATAAACACCTTTCTCAGTTACGCATTTAGGCGCAATTATTGCTGATTCGACTGCTGCGTTACGTACCGACGGGTCTACAAGTGCATTTAAACTATTATTAGGAGTTTTTTTAAACCTTTCTGTTTGTGCAGGTGCAATAGTGTATTCTACATTACCATTATTATCGTGTACTTCAAACTCTTTCATTTCGTAAAATCGTGTAGTACTTACAAAGTTTACTTCTTGTACACCTAATGATAGTAGATAACTTTCTAATTCATCTACTTCGTGTTCGTTGTGTTCAAACACTAAGCTATCAACACGGGCAATGCCTCCTGCATCGCAGAATGCTCTTAAGTTTTCGATTACCTTATCAAATTTTGTATTCTTACGGTATAATTCGTGTTTGCCTTTAAACCCATCAACAGCAAACGCAACATCAATATTATGCTGTGCTAGTTTTGCCCACCATGTAGGATTACGCATACCGCCGTTAGTATGTATTCCTAGCCGAACTGTAGGATTACATTCACGTACATAAGAATATATTTCTAAGCAGTCTTTTGCAAATGCTGGATCGCCATAATTACCACAACTGTAAAAGTTATTCAACTGCGCTAAAAACTGTTTAGGGAACCAATCTTTAAATTGTGCAATACTTATATCGCCATTACGAATAAACGGTCGAGTGGCTCCGCCGTGACTGTTTCTGGCACACATTGGGCACTGTGCTTGGCATTTATCAGTTAGTTCAATGTGTACTGTTTTAATGTCACTTACAAGTTGCATCAAACCTCTCCTGTAACCATTCAAAGTTATTTATAAGGCTAATATCGCTAGCCATAATAGATAACCCAAACTCCCTGCCAGCAATAGCACCAGCAATAGCGAAACTACCACAGCGTCTCTCACTGCCTTTTGTACACCAAGACATAAGTCTATCTTCGGTTTCTTCATTATTTTGCCTCGTAATTGTTTTACTACTTAACTTAACACATTCCCTGAATGCACTGCGCCATGTACTAAATGCATCAATGTTAAATGCTGTAATGTTTGCAGTTTCTTCTACAGCAATAAATTTTGAACTAATACTTGTAGACATGTCAGTTTTACTTATATCCATATCGATTGTCATCTGACGGGGAAATAACTTTACTCCTCCGTAGCCGTACACTAAATCATTAATTGGATTAATACTACGCCATACATGTACATGGTCCAACTGATGGGACGGAACAACATGATTAAAGTTAAAATCATCTAAGATTATTGCATCGGCGTCTACAATCCAAAACATCTTAGTAAAGCATTTCTTTGCTGCTTTAATATGTGCTTGGTGTATTCCTTTAACACCATGCACCCGTTTGGCCATAGGAAATCTAGCCTTAAGGGCAGCATAATTGGCATCTGCACTAGATTCATCATAACTTATGAATACAATATCATACATTAAAACTCATACCCGTATAATTCAATATCTTCTTTAAAATATTTTTCAATAATGTTCCTAGTTGTTGGTGTATAATGCTGTTTATAATCAATTACAAAATCGTCTACATCTAACGATATGTCAGATTCAAAATAATGTTGCAATAATTTAAAGTCTTCATTTAAATTCTCTACCCGAAGTATATAGTCAGCTTGATTATTATCGTAACTAAGCCATGTTGATTGCTGAGTAGTAGGATGCGTCTTAGCATCAATCATCTCACACTGTTCTATACTATTTAAATATGCGTCAAACGAGCTAAAGTCTATATTTTTAAAATGCTTCGAAACTTCAGCAACTCCTGGATATCCTTCCGGAGGGTCTATTGTCATATTATATGCCCAAAGTGCTCTAGCCCATGGATTTGTTACAGCACCAACAACTTTAACTCCAGGATACATTTCATTAACGTCTTTAAGTGTTAATCTGTCTTCCTCAATTTCAAAATCGCGGATGAATCTAAATATTGCATTAGTATCTTTTTCAGCCCATTTGTATATGTCCCAATATTTTAGTGGAGTACGTATTGGTAATATAACTGTAAAAAAAGAACTATCAGTGTTATAATTCATGTATTATCTTATCCATCATGGCTTTAGACCTCGAGCTATAATAATTATACATTCTTTCTTTGCAAAAGTCAATGTTTTTTTCAAAACGATGTTTGTTTTTAACCCAAAGGTCTTTGGTATAGGCAGTATCAGTTAATAATGTAATGTTGTCTATGATTGCAGCTTCTAATCGTTCAGCAGGGTCGCTTATATTATCGTAACTATGATCGACTACATCATCAAACATATCTAATCCCATTTCTCTCAAGAACTTTACACTGTGTTTGCTACATATTAATATTGGAAAACATGCACCGTAAATGCTGTTTAATGTTTTTTCAGTAAGATTAAAGCACTCTTCTGTGAAACTAGTTTCACTTACAATTTCAACAAATGTTTGTTTGTAATATTCAGCTAAACAGTTTTTAAAATTTTCTGGGTTATTGTTATGCGTCTTGTAGATTTTGAAATCATCATTAATGTTAGTTCCTTGGGTTTGTACTTTTATACTACCTTCTTCATAATATTCAGATACGTCCCAGTCAATATTTTTAACTATTTTAGTTATTGATTCTTTAAACATGCAAGATATTAACCCAGTATACTGTATATCAAGTTCGTAAAGTAAAGACACTAACATTGCCCTATGATTTCTAGGCTGTCTGTTTAAACTTAAATAACAGTAATTACTATCTAAATTTTTATCTAGTATAGGATCTAATGTTTGATATTCTCTTTGATGATTTGTTATATCTCCTCCCCATGGAATTATACTAACATTAGGGTTTTTAATATAAGCGTCAAGTCCTTCTACTGATGTTAGTAGAATAAATGTTTTATCACTATATTCATTAAATAGATTAATAAGATATTCAGCTATGTCAGGTACAGTGTCGTTGTTAGTAAAGTTAATAGAAGTCAAATGATCTTTTAATCCAATAACAACTAAATCTGATTTTATATTGTCAACTAGTTGCTTTCTATAATTAGACGATGTATAACATTCCCATTTACCACTTTCGTTCAACTCTTTATGTTCGTAATATAGACTGAGAGAAGATGCCCAAATATAAATTTTGTCATGTGGAATCTGTATTTTTGCACTTAAACTAACAAATGCTCTAAAAGTAAATTGATCTCCTGGAGGGCGTTTTATTACACTCATAACATACTTCTAAAAGTATTATAAGGAAATTCTACTTCTATTCCGTCAACAGTATTACTCGTATTGCGTTTATTAAATTCTTCCATATACGAAACTAAAGATTTATCAGGCAATCCTGATCCCCATCCTGATTGTTTTTTGCGTATCCTTGTTCCAAAGAGTTTATTACTATTAAGATATTTTAGTTTATGAAGCCTAGCGTTATTAAAAGGTGGAGTTATTAATTTATGTTTTTTCCATTTGTGTAAATTTAGATCTAAGAATGCTGCCGTTAGCTCTGGAGAATAATCATACCAACTAGAAATAAGAGGTCTATTAATTGTGTTGCCGTGGACTGCTGTAGAAAAGTGCTTTTCATATATAACTATATTAAATTGTGTCTTACTAACCTGTCTAAAATTATCTGCATTAATACCATCGCATATTATCGGTATGTTATCAAGACTTTCTATAATCTTGGGCATAACCATATAACCAGCAGAGGCAAAGTATCCTCGATTCCACATGTCGTGTGCATCATTTTCTAAAAACGTTTTTAAATTGCAATCTATAATAGTAGGAGTGACATTGTAAATTTGACAAGTTTTAAGTGCTTCGTGAAAATCAACTGCATTAATATCATCGTTGTATTTTGCAATGAAAACGTTTATAGGAATTTTTGCTTCTACGTAACTACGAAGTACTAGTTCACTATCTAAGCCGCCCGACAATAGTAAGTCAAGCGGCTCATTAAATGCATCCTTAACTGCGTGTGCATTAAGTAATAACTCTTCGTGATAAGACTTAACTGGCCTAGAAATAGTTTTCTTAATACGTAGTTTCCACCATTCGCTCGCATCTGTTGTTCTAGTTTTTGCAACTCCTAGACGGTCATAATGATAACTGAGCCAATCATTTTTCCAATACATTGGTTGTATCTTCTCCAATAAATTTGTAAGTTGTATCTTTTACATGGATCCAATTTTTGTCTAAACTTAAATCTAGATACTTGTTACTTTCTAAAGTTTTAACACACATAGTATCTGTTAGAATGTTAACTCCATGAATTTTACTTAACGACATATATCCTAAGGGTCTGTCTTTAACACAAATTTCCCATGCTGCGCCAAATACATATATATTTTTTATTTTTGGATTTGCTTTAAGATAATATTCTAATTCCCATCTCTGTAACATAGATATTTGGAATTTTGTTTTATTATAATATCTTAATATATCACGATGTGTATGCTCTATTGGCGGTTGCTCTTCTAAACTCTTTAATAGTAATATTTTCAATAGTTTATCTAGTTGAGATTGATATAATTCAAAGATATCAGGCGGCACATGTGAGGAATTAAAAAATTTATGATAATTATCATTCCAAATATTTTGTGCCGCCTGGTCAATAGGACAAGAGTAAGACGATAGTACTACAGTATCAATACAAGCTTTATCTATAAAAGATAATATATTATGTCTTATATCTTTAGAAGATATTGATTGCAGTGGGTTAGTAGGTCTATTCCAGCAATCTATAAGTATAGCAAGGCTGTCACTCTTTGATATCATCTACGTCTAATACTTGCTTACCAAATGATGCAATATTCCAAAGTCTTTCATGTGACCAGTATATAAACATGTTAACAATTGTTGCTACACCTAAGAACGAAAGTCCTACTTTCCAACTTCCTGTTAATACCCACGGCATCCAAAAGTTGTTAAAAGTAATAATAACTCTCCACGATAAGTCTTTACTAATGCTTCTATACCATTTTTCATTATAAGTTGAGCCTTTTTGTTCTCTGCTCCACTGTATCTTGTTCCATACTCTTTCATGAACCCAATATAGGACTATGTTTACAGCAGCGCCTAAGCTTGCCATTTGGATACCAAATGCTAAACTTCCCGTTACTATTAGTCCGTTAATAATTTGTACAAGTGTTATTATTATTCGCCACGACACAGACTTGCCAATGGTACGTTTGTGTGCTTCATTAAATTTAATCATAGACTATCCTTTTTATATAATAGTACTTATATGCGCAGTTAATGATTAAAGGTAGTTATGGTTTATAGTTTGTAGAACTTAGAAAGGTGTGCCGACATGCCCCAATTAATGCTATCTTTAAGCATGTGTTTTGAATCAGTATTTTGTCCTAGATATTGTATAGTTTCCAAATAATTCATTCTTGTACGATTATCTGCTGTTTTCCAAAACCAATCATCCATTGGACGTTTGATGTGAGTATTAGGCTTTTCCGTTTGGAATGCCTCACAAAATTCTCTAGGATATATTGCGTCATGTATAATATCTCTATATTCGCTTATGTGTGTCGTTAATGATTGTTCAGCCATATGTGTAATTGCAGGATTTGATTCGTAGAGGGCTTTTATTAATTGCGATTGCTTAACTACTATTTCAGGAAAGTCCGGTGTCCAATAGAAAAATTCAGTAGTTACTTGATCATTAACTGTGCTTGAGCCAAAATCAACAGGACTCATAACATGATACGCAGAGTTATCTTGGAAGTATGCATAGTAGTCTTTGCCTTCTTTATATACCAAGGGTTTGTCAATACCCATAATATAGCATGTAGACAATCCAGTATCTTGCTGTCTAAGAAAATGTGCATCATTTTGTTGACATATTTGCCTTAGAATTCCTGATATACCAAGAGTTAATCCTAACGGCACATGCTCATACCAGTTATCTTTTTTACTTAATAACTCTAAGCCTGTTTTTGCAAAGTCTTTTACTGTAATTTTAGTCCTAGGATCTAACGAGTTTTTAACTTTATCCAAATGCGCGGTTGCAGCAAACTTAATTTCGCTAAGAAAATTTCCACTTGAATAATCTTTATTATTAACTTTCTTTTCGTAAGGTTCCGGGAACCACATTAATATTTCATCTATAAAAATATTGTTGTCTATAAAAGCATGTAGTACAGTTGTACTATCTGCTCCGCCACTATAGTATAAAGTTAAGTAATCATACTTATTACGTAATTGAATAGCACGGGCTTTGTACAACTCCATTAAAGGAACATTAACAGGAACTGACCAGTCGATGTTTCCGTAGACACTATCATTAAATATCCAAGAAACATTGTGTCCACTTTTTTTGCTTTCTAAAAGTGCATGAGTCTTGTTATGAAACTTTTTTTGTCCTACCAAGTAGTAACCTAATCTATCTAACATTTCTAGTATTCCCGTAATGAATTACTGTACACTTTGGATTAACATATGAGCGCCATGGATCAACTACTATACTACCATCAGGTATATCGCAATACAATTTGTCTGCACTAGTTTTACCGGTATACTTGTATGTGGTACTTGCACTGTGTGCTAATAAAAATACACAAGGTACTGGTGTATTAAACTCGTCGCCTGTTAGTGGATCTACATACACAGGTTCAAATTGTTGCTCTTCGCAGTAATGACCAATTAGTAAACTGTAACTACCATCACAGTATCCTACATTTGGCTTGTATGCTTTGCCATGAATAACAATTATCATATTATGTTCTTTAGCATGTTTCACTAATTCTAGTGCAATGTTCTTTGCTTGTATTTCTCTAGCGTTCATGATGCTGTCAAATAAATCGTATCCTAAATTTAACTCTTCGGCCATATAGCGTAGTGCAATATTATCACGTGGATGACATCCGCCACCATCGCCCATACCAGCTTTCATATACTGTGGTCCCATGATACGCATAGTTGACTTAGCTAACGCATCTGTAACTACGTCAACATTAATGTTTCCTTGTTTTTGGGCTACGTCTTGTATCATATTAGCAAGTCCAATCTTAGTGCTAATAAATGTGTTATAAAATACTTTGATACACTCGCACTCGTCCCAAGTACCAATCTCGTAGCGTGGATTGTTTTCCATTATAGTTTTATAAAAGGCTACAAGTTGTTTTGCATCTCCTGTAGCACTACCGTCTTCAGTGCCAATCATTACCATCTCTGGATTAACCATATCCCATGCTACACTGCCCATTGCAATCAAGTAAGGATTGTATACAAAGCGTGTGTTAGGAACAAGGTCAACAAACTGCTTGCGTGTTGTGCCGGGCAATACTGTACTAATAAGCACAAGCAATTGATCTTGTGTCATGTGCTTGTTTGCTTCTACTAGTACATCCTTTACAATATCGTAATTAAAGTCTTTTGGTGCTAAATGTGCAGTTGGTTCTCTGCCATCGTAGTCTGGATCGTGTGGAGTAGGCACTGCAACAAATACAATGTCTCTGCCTTCTACTGTATCTTTAATTGTAGGCAGCATTGTTACTTGGTGGCTAGTACACTTTGCAATATCGTAGCCTGTAACATTATGTTGTTTACTAGAAATTGCTTCTGCACATGGCATGCCTAACTTACCTGTGCCAATAAATCCTATTTTCATTCTATGTTCCTTCCCAGTTGTACACTCTAAAAAAATCATCTATCTCGTTAAAAGATGTTAATACTCCATTAAGTGATTTTTTCTTTATATCATCAGTTATACGGTTTTGTAGACCTTTGTATTTTAGTATAGTTTCATTTTTAATTTCCATACCCATATGTTTAAGTGTTAACTGAGAGTGAGTTAAATGTGTTTGTATATCTGGATGATTATCTATTACTGTTTTATCAAACCCAGTTTTATTGATACGTCCATCGTCGAAAACAATTCTTGGATCTGGCATACTATTTAAATAATAATCGTATTCTTGAAAATTATAATTAGGCGAAGACGGATCCTCTTGAAAGGCGGCACCTTCATAATCAGTCATATAACTTTGAAACGGAATATTAAACATTTTGTTTGAAGATATTATTGCTGTACAATTTTTTACAATATCATTATTTTCCGTCCAATATTTTTTTAGCCATTTTTTACCAAAGAATTTATAATCATTGAATATATTGCCGCCAAGATGCCAAAATCCGTCGGACATAACTCTATCCTCTCTATGAAAACTACTCCAGCAAACTAAGATTAAGTCATTTTCAGTAAAATTATTTTTTAAATCACATTCTAACATACGAGTTGCTATACCAACATTGCCCATACCTGCCATGCCCCAGTTTTCATATGGAATATCTAAGTCGTATGCAATTATATCTGCCCAAGTAGGCCACAAAAATGAAGTAAAACTACACCCAAAAGTAAATAGTCGTGTATATTTCAAAAATAGCTCCTTTAGTTATGTACATACTTTACTATTTATCTGAAAAAACAGACATTTTACGAAGTTCTGGATAATCTTCTGTTTCCAAAAAAGGTAAAATTATTTCTTCTACAAGTATTTTATAATGCTTAGGACCCGGGTGAACTCCATCAAGATGCATAGGCGCACTCTCTGTTGTATGTTTTTGTGCAAATTCCATCATACCGTTAATTGGTAAAAAACGTGTAAAATCTATCTGCTCATACAAGTGAGAAATTCTTAAACTAGGATTTTTATCTAATACGTCAGAAGTCATTGTAGTCATAAAATATTTTATATTATGTTTTTCTAAAAACCATTGTACCCTTAAAACATTTTCTAGCGTATAAATTGAACCTTGATCTTTTGAGTGCCATTTCTTAAAATAATCACGTCCTAGTTTCCAATTAACATGGCCTGCTATAACCCAATTTTTATCATCGTCAATAAACCCAGTTGGGTTTTCCATCCAGCCATCCCAATTAGTAGCTTTATTTTTATCAAACATTCCAGCATCTCTAGCTAAATTGTGTTTAGCAAATTGGCTGTCATCAAACAAAAAATCCATTCTATCAGGACCCGACCACTGTACTCCAACTAAGATATCTTTTGCCGGAACACCATCTTTTAGTTTTTTGGAAACTTCGTAAATAATTCCTCTACTAATTAAACCATTTCCTTGACTTGCTAGACCTTTAGATATAAGATTATAACTATCGAGAGATTCTACTAGATGTTTAGGCCAACTTTTAAAGTGACTAGAATGTATTTCACTAAAACTACATCCACTTGTAATTAAATATTTGCTCATCCTAACCTCTTAAATAAAATGTTCTTTGTTATTGGCTGTTCTAGAAGCTGTTCTTGTAGGTCAAGTATGTGTACTTGGTTAAACATTAAAGTAGGTAGCATACGTTCGTATAGATTTTGTAATTCCTCTATACTCATATTACCTATCCAGTTAATTAGGTCTAGTATTTTTTCAATACGCTTATGATGACATTCTTCTTCATCATAACTCTCGTCCCAATAATCGCCAAATGTTTGGAATCCCCATTTATGCATAAATTCTAAGTTGCCAGGTGGGCCTACCATTATAAAAGGTTTACAGTTTATTATAGGATTCATAATCTTTTCTGTAAGTAATCCGGTTGCTTGTGCAAATCTAGGTTCAGTTATAATAGCACAAAAGCACTCGTTATAATAGCTTTTAGGAGTTGTATCTATATGCATCTCAGATGGTTCATCATTAATATCTAATGCATTAGTTAATGTTATACCCATAGTAGCAGGTGCTACTAAATCTAACTGTTGAGCTCCATCAAGTATACTAGATTTATAATTTGGCAGCTCATCTAAATTAAACCAAATATTATTTTTTAACATTGTTTGACTTGAACTATAAATCCAACTTAAATTGATATCCGAAACATCAAACTTTCCCATAAGGTAACTTGCAATTAAATGCTTGTGAGAGGCATATTTCCAATTTCCGCACCAAAATTTCTTTACTATATTTGAAACTTCAGCAATTTGAATATCTACTTTCATTGTTGCAAGATGGTGCCAGTCAACAGGTGAACAGTATAATTTAAGTTCCGGGTATAATAATCCAAAATAATCGTTAACTTTATAATCAGGAGTATATACACTTACATTTGTTAGTCCGTTCCTTTCAGCAAACTTTGAAATACTATCTAATTCTTTTGCTCGTATATTATCTATATCAGATATTTCATAATTAGTATATAATGCTTCTTTGTTAACATCATTTATATTATATGTACTCAGCGGTTCTAATAGATAAATCTTAAGACCTTTTTTATTCATTTTATTCTTTGGCTTAATATCTAATATAGTGCTTGGCATTTCAAGATAATCTATCTTACCCATACCCATATATACAGCGTACGGATTTGAAATATCTTTAAAGAATGTGTTACCTAACTGTAGAAACATACTGTCCCAATCTTCTTGTAAGGCAGACTTTCGAGTTAAAGGAAACCAACTTGGACCTAACGGGTAGTTACTATACAATCCTGTATTATTGGGATTTAATATATTATGCTGATCTAATAAATTATGATGATGTGAATATCTCATATGCTAGCTTTCCAATTATTAAAGTATGGGCTTAGTTCAGGAAAAGTAGTATGAAAATCTAAGCCACGCCGTTTATCATATTCTTCAAAAAACTTAACAAAGTTTTGTTGTGCATCAATTTTTTCTTGTGCAGGCAATTGTTGTTTCATAAAATCTAAGCTTCTTTCAAAACGTTGTATTTGATGCGGTTTAAATCCTACCCATCGACTTTCTCTATGCTTGTCTGTATTAGATTTCATAAACTCTAAACACTCATCTCCGTAATGCCAAAATTCTTTTGGCAATACTCTTAAACTTTGCCACGCTGGATAATGTAGTGCAGGAGTATCTACAAATACTCTATGGCAACCATAGAAGTTAAGTTTTCCATCATCTTTAGCTACTGTGCTTTTAACATTATGTATACGTTGTAATTCTAATATACCTTCCATTAAACGCTTAATACTCGGCATACTTAACATATTTAATGTCACAATAAATGTAACTAGCCCGTCTTTGGTTCTAGTAAGATAATTGTTTACATTATTCCATAGTAGATTAAAGTCTAGAGGATCACGCATGTATTCAGCTTGTTCGCCCCATCCGTCAACACTAACATACAGCCTAAAGCTTTCTAATTTTTTTTCCTCGTCAATAAAGCTAACAGTATCGACAAACCTATTCCAATTCTTTTG